GTCGGGGGTTTCTGTGTGTGCAAACTATTTTGCAAATAGGGCTTGTAAGCACCGGAGATATGGTGTTTACTCATACTCAGGAAAACGGAGAGAGCAAATGACCAACCGCACCGAAATCGTCGCACTCGCACCAAGCTTCAACCCACACATCAGAGCTAGCTTGCTTGCGCCACATGTCGAGCAGCCACATACGGCCACCAGGATCAATGCCAATGACCACATGAACGGTATAGTCACCGCCGTCGCTCGTTACCGCATAGTCAGAGCCCATGTAGACCTTCATGATCTCCAAGGGCGGGTGATGCGTGTACTCGTGGAGCCAATCGAGCTTGAAGTAGTCTCCATCCTCAGGCGCTGGACGCTGCTGATAGAGCGCTGTCCAATCCCTCATCCCGATCATGTTCTTGATCTGGTTGAGGGTCTGAATATCGTATTGCTCAGGCCATAGAGCCTTACCGTCATCGGAAATGGCCGGTAGGTTAAGAACAGTCCACCCCTCGTCCTTGTGATCCTCTAGCAACCAGCCGGTTAGATCATCCTCGTGCCAGCGCGTTTGAATGATCACAATTCGCCCACCGGGCATAAGGCGAGTGTAGGCTGTTGAGGTGTACCAGTCCTTGGTCTTCTTGCGGATTAGTTCGCTTTCCGCATCTTCGCGATTCTTGACCGGATCATCGATGAGTAGGAGGTGTGCCCCACGGCCCGTAAGTGGACCGCCCACGCCGACTGCGAAATAGGCACCATTCTGTCCGGTAGAGAACGAGTCCAATGGTTGAGTGACGTGAAAGCGCCGCGACGAAGTGCTGTCGCTCTTAAGGCCAACGCCGGGGAATATAGCGCTGTATGATGGGTCAGCAATCTGGTTACGCACCTTACGGCCAAAATCATCAGCAAGCTCCTGTGCGTATGTGGTGGCGACTACGTAGTGATCTGGATTTCGGCCTAGATACCACGCCGGGAAAAACTCAGAGGCTAGCATACTCTTACCATGGCGAGGAGGCATGGTGATCATAAGCCGCGTTATCTCTCCGCGCTCTACCATCTCTAGGTGTCGGGCGATGAGGAGGTGATGGGCTGCTAGTTGGTATCCGGGCCATTGATAGGCCGCGTAAGACGCCAGTCGCGTAAATGCTAAGTCTTCTGCGCTAATTGAGGCGAGCGCGTTCATGCTCTTCCTTAGCGGCTAGGATAGCAGCGGACACCGCAGCCTCGCGCTGTTCCTTCGATGTAGATTCGATCTCACCGGAATGCTCAATGGCCTGCATGGGCTTTCCATCGGTTCTATCTGCCACTGCATTGATAGCAGCCATATCGCCTTCCATCGCCTTGGCAACCAGCACCTCAGCGATCTTGCGCAGCTTGGTTATGGGCCTACCATCCATGCCGATACCAAGCACTTGGCTAAGCTCTATGCCCAGCATGTTGGAGAATGATTTCTCTTTGGGTGGACGACCGGCCATTAAATTCACTCAAGCCTTTGATTGCGCGATATGCTTAGGATGCTAATTACAATACCTCTAGCTGAGACATAATAGCTCTTTCATGCCTTTGAAAGCACGCATCCTTTGCCATTTGCTCAGATGGGTATGGACCAAGACCAATTGCAATGAACGATCCGTAAGATTCGACCACCTTGTGGTGGCCAGTAAGAACTGAGAACGCATAAACGCCGCCATCTTCCGCTTCATGCCAATCTAACGGTCTAATTTCTACCATTCCTCTCATCCTCCTTTTCCCGCTTCAGTGGTTGCGTCCATCTCTGTGTACACGATCTTCCCGTCGTGAAAAATACTGTCGATTGTATACCTATCGTCCCCGCATGGGCTCTCTCCATCCTCATCCATGTTGAGTGCGCGCTGAAAGAATAGGTATCGGTTACAGTCGCATGAGAAGTTTCCTTCTGACCATATGTAATCTCCGTACCATTCCATGTCTGAGGAGAACAGCCGAGAATCACCTGTTATCGTATCCGTGATTTTGACCGTAAGACAGCTCACTTTTCAGCCTCCCTTTTCGCCCTCACTCTTGGGCGGTATACTTCACGCATGTGCATTTCAAATTTCCTTGAGGTGGTTAATGCGGACCATCTGTTGGATGTAAGCTTCGACTGGCCCGCTAACCTCGTCTCGCTTGACCATCTTGCTAATGCTGTTCGGGTGCATCTTCACCCTGTCGGCCAAGAACGCTTGTGACCAGCCCAACTCTTTCAAAGCCTGCTTTAATTCCCTCGCGTCCACTTGAATATCCCTCTGGGTGATGTTAGTTGTAGTCTATCTAACCCTAGGGGAGATTGCAATGCCTAAAGTCTGGCATGTTTACGGCCTCATGTGCCCACGCAGGAACCAAATCTTTTACGTTGGGATGACAGGCAACCCAAAAAACCGAATGTACAATCACTCATCAGACCCTGGATGCAGACCATGGGTGTACTACCAAAACCTGAAGGATGAAGGGAAGAAGCCAGTTATGGTGATCTTTGGCATTCTTGAGGATAAACAAGCTGCTAGGTGTCTAGAGGCTAGACTTATCATGACATTGCCAAACCTTATCAACTCTCGCAAGAACACCCTTCCACCCATTTATCCGGGTGAATATGACTGGCTGAACCTTAGAAACGAGATGTTCCCAGAAAGGGATTGGTATAATCACCCGAGCCCTCACTTCTTCGATGACTAGCTAGATCAAGCCTTACCTGTTGTGTGTTGGTTTAATGAGCTTTGGAGAGGGCACAACGCCCATATTCGGTGATCTTTGCCCCGCTGAATGGGGTGTACATTTCAGGGATATTTACCAAACCCATACGAAATAAGCGTTCGATAACAGCCTCTTGGGTTCCGTCTAGTGGCTCAAAACCAGTACCAGAATTGTCCGGAAATGTATAGTCCGCGCACTTCCCCAAAAGTAGCTTCTGCGGCTTCGTAAGCTTCATAGATTGTTCTCCTAGTTCTAGTTTGAGATTTCCCTGTCTCAGTCATTTGGTGAAGCTATCTCTGTTTGTAGGGCTTTGGATACTATCGAGTATGTCACCCAATCCGGCTTTTGTGATATCAAGTTCCGGGCCGAGAAACGCAGCCGATCCTCATCCCAAGATGTCTCAACCACATCTGGCGTATCGACGTTACGAACCCACTTAAGCAGAAACCACAGTGTTCTTTCGCTTGCCATATCGGTCTATCCTTTTATGGGAGATGATCATTCTAAGGCTTTTTTAGCAAAGCAAGTGCTGCGGTAATCGCCATCTGTCGAGAATTCTCTCCGTCATCATCACGGGAGTGCCGTGGATAATCACGAATGGAGGTTACGCCTCCGTAAGCTCGGATATCCTGGCTTCTTGCGAATCCAATCCGTCGCATAATCGGATAATATAATTAGGGTCTAGAGCCCATTGAACCCCGCTTTTTATGCGTTCTTCTGCAAACATCCTGGAAACATTTTTTGCTGAAGTTAGATCACTCATCTCAACTCTCATTAGGAAGGGCTTTGGAGGGGGCAAAATCATCGGGATACAACAATTTCATTGCCGCATAATATGCTGACCAAGATGCATCGCGCCTCGTTGGGATACCTTGGTCTTCGAACAAATCGCCGTCGTATCTGTTCCTCATGGCGCATTCGCATGAGTGCGGCTGTCATCGCCTCGATCACCTTAGCCTGTTCCTCGATGAGCTTTGCCGCGCGACATCGATAATCATCCTCGCAAGACCCTCCGTAAGAGTTCAGAGCAGCTACTATCTCATCCTTGTTCATGATTGATCCTTTAGCATTCTAATGGTGGAAGCACACGATGCGATGTAGTCATGACCGCGCGTAATCTTACGAGAGCGCCGATCTTCCATAATTGCCTCAAGCTTGTCAGCCGCCTCATCTAACGCTGCATTCCGTATGGATGATGGATTGGTGAAGAGAGGCGTGATAGCAATTGGAAAGCTTTCTTCCCAAGCATTAGCAACAACTTCACTCGTTGTTACGACACCGTGGGATCCCAACCAAGCTACAGGCTCTATCTCGCTACTCATCTCAAAGACCAATCAATAGGTTACGGAGAATTTTATGGACCTCATCAACGTCGATCACCAGTCGCGGGTCATGGCGCTCACCCTCCACAAAATCAGGGTTCTCTACAGAGATAATTGAATCCTGGTGCAATTCTATTGGGCAGCCCTCTGCAATCGCGTCGAGAGCAGACAATAAATTACGGATGGTGTTATCGCTACTCATCTGTCTTGCCCTTATTTGGCTTGGGATGGGGTTTGATAGGGGAATACGTTACGTGTTTCTCTAGCCCCAGAGCTTCCAGCACCTTAGGTCCGGGCTCACGGCGTCCTGATAT